CCCTACTGGGACCTCGAATACTACGGCGACGAGATGGAGCAGCTCGGCAAGGGCAATGAATATCCCGAGTTCCTGCGTCGACTCGGCAAAGTCTGCGAAGCGAACTTTCGCTGTCTGAAGAGCGGCTCGTTCTGTGTCTGGTGCATCAACAACTTCCGCAAGGACGGAAAGTTCTACGCGTATCGCACACACACAGAGCAGCTTCTGCGCGACGCTGGCTTCACGATGCACGACGAAGTGATCACTGATCTCGGCGGCTCATTCGGGCAAGCGTTCGCGTCGCAGATCGTCGAGAACAAGATCATTCCGAAGCGTCACGAATACGCGCTGATTTTTCGCAAGCCGTGATCAGAGCGACATCGAGATGAAGCCGCCCGATGAACCGAGCGCGCCGAGCGCAGGATCGTAGGTGCCAGTGATGATCGAATTGTGAACGATGTGAATCTGTCCACCCTGCTTTGATTGCAGATCGTAGACTGTGTTCAGCGCGATCGCGCTCATGACGTCGATCGACGCGAGAACGATGCCGACCATCACAGCTTGCGCGCCGAATTGATTCCAGCCGATCACGTAGCCGCCAGCTGACGAGCCTGTGTTGCCGACACCGACAAAGCCGCGAGTGTCGCTTCTGATGCCTGTGTTGCCGTTCGAGCACGCATACGTCGTGCTGCCGCCTGCGCCCGTAACGTAAGAGCCACCAACAACCCAGAGACCATAAGTGACATTGCCGTTCCACGTGAAACGCGCATAACCGCTGACAGGACTCGGCGCGTTCAATAAGACTGTGCCGCTCGGTCCGACTTCCATTGCAGCGCCGCACGCATTCGCAGCGACGACTGGCGTGAGATAGCAAGCAGCAGCTGCAATGCCAAAGCCGATGGCATAATTGACAGCGACGACGTTCTCGAATCCACCGTATGGACCAAAGATGCTGAACGCTGTGCCAAGTTGCGCGCCGACGCTCGCGCGCAAGCCGAAATTCTTGATCAGCTTGATGCCATTCGGGCAGTTGAACACAGTCGTAGTGTTTGTGCTGAACTGTGTCGGGAACACGAGCAGCTTCGTTGTCGAGAGACATGCGATCGACGCCGGCGGCAGCACATTGTAAATCTTCATGCGCATCGTGACACTCGTGCCACCGACGACTGTGATGTAGCCGCAACCTTCGAGCTGCGCAGTCGGCGCGTCGTAGAGATAGCAGACATCATTGACAGCGATGCCAGTCGTGCTCGCGACGGGAATGACGACATCGATGTCTGGTAGTGTTCCGCTTCGCGTGATGTTGGTAGCGGGACGCATCGTCTTCTCGACGACATCGAGACCGATCACTTGAATCTGCTCAGCATCAGGATGCGTGAAGTTGATCGGCACTGTCTGCGTGAAGTGCCCGCTGTAGACGTGAATCGTCGCTGTCTTGTCAGACGGAATGTGAAACGCGAGCAAGTAGTCGTGCGCAGCTTGAATCGTCGGGAATAGCACAGTCGGATCGGTGATGCCAGGGTAGGTCGCCGGCACATACAGATCGACATTCTGCGTCAGCTGCTTCTGCGCGATCGTGATCGTGTTGTGCAGTGCGTCTTCAGTGAGATCAATGCCAACGCCTTCGACGAATCGCTTGAAGCGCAGAAGATTGCCGATTGCCTCTTTGTAAGGACCCGGTCCGGTAGCGTCAGTGCCTACGTTCTCGCCCAAGACAGCATCAGTCGGCCCGATCTGAATCACGAGCGACGCCGCAGGGATGCGATCGATGATCAGCTTGATCTTGTAGCCGTAGAACGTCGGCGCTGCAGGATCGATGTGATCGACAGGATCGAGAAACGCATTCGCGACGCTGTAGAGCCGATCACTCTCAGTGCCGATGTGCGCCATGATGCCGACTTCATGCAGATCGAACGCGTGCGGCGCTGTGTCGCTTCTGAACACGCCCTCAACGAGCAGCTGCCCGTTCCCGTCGTCATTCTTCGTGTTGATCACGACGTTCATCTCGAAGTGAATCAGCGCAGTGAGCGGCCAGAGATCGCTCGCTTGCGATGCAGAACCACTGCCGACAACGATCTTCGAGATCGTGAGTGTCTCGCCATTCTGCGCTCTGCCGAGCATCGATCGCCCAGCGTTGGTAAATTCTTGTTTGCTTATGCTCATGGGTAGTCTGGTGCCTCGCTTTCTTTGTAGATGAACTGCAGTGTCATGCCTGCCCAGCCGATGTCGCAGTCGCTCGTCGTCATTCTGAAGATGCCCTCAAGCCAGCGACTGACGGGCTTGTAGGCGTTGATCAGCGCCATGACTTGCTCGTAGTCGTCAGGCTGAATGACTCGCTCATCGATCAGAACTCTGAAGCGATAGCGGTCATGCCACGAGCCAGTGCCCTTGCGCCAAATCTTGTTCGTCGACACGCCAGTCGTCAGCAGATCAATCGGCGCGCCGCTGATCGACAACGCGACTTGGAATGTGTTCGTCGTCTTGTTCACTACGCGATACCAGAGACCGGGAAGCAGCGGCTGTGGCAGCTGCGTGTCAGGCGGGCTTGGGCTGAATGCTCGCGTCGGCAATGGCGTCGGTGGTTCGAACCGGATCTGATCGTTGTTGATGAAGACGTGCGCAGGAATTGTGAACGTGTTCGTCGTGATGTTGACTGCTGACGGGCCGAACGTGTAGAGCATCGCGTCAGGATTGTCGATCGGGTAGTTCGGCGGCAGCGGCACCATGTATTCGTACCACTCGAGCAACGTCGCGCCCCCGGGCCAGAACATGTCGAGCACGTCTTGCACGAGCTGCACCGTGCCCTTGCGCATGTGCCACTGAATCGAATTGAAGACGAGCTGTCGGCGAAACTCGATCGGCTGTGTTGCATCGTAGAAGTCGACATGAAATTGCCACGCGAGGATGTCGATCAGATTCGAGTCAGTAAGACTGAGAATCTGTGAGATGAAGATGATCGCAGACAGCGTCGGTGGAATCGAGTCAGGCGTCCCGTCTGTGACATCGATGATCTCGTGCATCTGTTCATCGAATGCTTCGCACGCAGACTGCACCTGTCGGTCGTATGAGATCGATGGCGTGCAAAGATCAATCAGTCCTAAGTCTCGCAGCTGCTCAGCCATTAGATGTCCTCGAGTCCTTTGTAGTTGATGATCGGCGCTGTCACGTCGCTGTGAACTGCGAGCTGGTCGAAGTTCATCACTTGAAACGAAGGCGATGGTGAATTGATCACGACGCGCTTCGCACCCGCCTCGAGCATTCGCTTTGTGAGTTCGCTGCCGTTCAGATCGCGCGAGATCGCGTTGCGCTGCCATTGAATCCAGTCGAGCGCTGCTTGATTCACAGCTGCTTGAATCGAGTCACTGAGCACTGCGTTCGCCTGCAGGATCCAGTAGTCGACGTTCAACGTGTAGACAAACGACGTCGCGACTTTGACTGTGACGTAGTCAGTGACAGGACGCTTCGTGTCAGCGCTCACAACTGGCGCGACGACGTTGTCACAGAAGTCCTGCGTCGGCAGCTCGCCGTTGCGCAGCAGCGGATAGATCCACACTTCGCCTGCGATCTCAGGCGCGCTGTGAATCTGCGCTTGAATGATGTCTGCGCTCGCGCTTAACGTCCAGAACTCATACGCTTCGCGAGGACCGCAAGTGGAAAACGACTCAATGGCGAGCCAGATGCGGTAGCGGTATTGCTCATCAGTCTCAACATCGCTGCCGCCTTGACTGACGTCTGTGTTCGCAACGCTCACGCCGAAGGGCTGATTCCAATTGATGATGCTGTTGATCTGCCCAGCTGCGAAACCGTTGCCGATCGCGCCTGCAACGAGCGCTTGCGCTGGGACGTCGCCGGTGAGTGACGGCGACAGAATCAAGCCTGACTCGAGCGTCTGAAAGACCACGCCGTTGGGCGCCTGACACATCGTGCCTTGAGGGATTGACACGTCGAATGCAAGCGGAGCTGCGAGCGTGAAGCGCAGCGTCGTTGTCGCGTTCTGCGCTTGCAGTCGCAGCGCTCGATCGCCATACAGCGCAGCGAGATTGTCCAAGTAATCGTCGCGCGCATACTTGAGCAGGTTCTGCTTGCCAGTGAAGTCGATGATCGTGCGCTGATGCGACAGCCAATGACAGACGACGAGCAGAAAGAGTCGCACAGGATCGCCAGGTGCGAGCGACTTCGCGACGCCAGTCAGCGCTTTGAACGCTTGCTCATAATCAGCGATGACTTCGCTCACGATGATCGTCGGGTCTTTGACTGCGAAGTCGATGTCAGGCACGAACGGCAAGCCGTAGTCGGGCGTGCCGACGTCGCCGTCAGTTGTTGTTGTCGCAATGATTGGCGGGTCTGGTGAAGGTGAGATCGCTCTTGTTGGCATAAGCGTGTGTTTCTAGTTCATGCAGGCTGCAGCTTGTATTTCTTGCCGTTGACGACAGCAGCTTTGCCGGGCCAAAGCTCGTAGAAATAGATCAGACGATCGTCGCCGTTGTTCGCGCTGACTGCTGGATTGATGAATTGCGCGAGACAGATCGCAGCTTCGCCTGTCTTGTTTTCAGGCCCGATCTCACCGATGACACCTGGGCTTGACTTCATCGAATCGAGTCGCGTGAGCTTCCCTTGACAGCCGAGCACGACTGGCTCTGGCATCATGCGCACCTGCGGTGGGATGACGATGTAGCGGTCCTTGTCAGCGTTGAGATATGGGTTGTAGGCAGTCTGATCGAGCGGCGAATTGTCGCCGTGATGATCGCCTGTGCCATCTGTGCAGACATCGAGATTGCTGACGAAGCAGATGTATTTACCATTCGGGGTTGTGTAGATCGTCACGCCACCGATCACAGTCAGCACTTGCAAGTTGTGCGCTTTGATATGCGCTTTGCCGTGTTCACTCAGTTGTTTTTTTGCCATTTGGTTCTCCGTTGATGATTTTTGTCTTCGTCTTCGGCTGCAGACCCATCAGAAAAGCTGCGATCGCGAGACCGTATGCGACGCCGCTCGTGTTGCTGACTTTGAAGCCGAGAAACTCGAGCAGCATGTCGACGTCTTTGCTCGTCGCTTTGAGAATTGTCAGCGCAGCCGTTATCACTGACGCTGCGATGATACGCCCACGGTCTGACTTCCACCACTGCGCGAAACTGAAGTCTTGCGCGTGGACGCGCCAATGCTGAATAAAGAGAAAGAGGCCCCATGTGACGATGCAGCTGATGACATTGAAGAATCGCTGCGGCCACAAAGGCACCTGATCATGAATCTGCTGCGCTGTGATAAGTAGGTGAATCATGGCGTCAAAAGTTCCGCTCGTAGAATGGCTACCGTGTGGACAGCACTCGCACCGCCGTTATAGCTCACACCGATTGTCGTCGCGGTAGTCGAATTAAAAGCGTTGCCAGAGCCAGGTGACCCCATCAGCACTTGACCGACAGCGACCCATCCGGCATTGCCCGTAGCGTTATGCACGATATTCATCGTGCAAAGACTGCTTGCCGATGTGCCAGGAGTGATCACGGTCATCCAAACGTCGACGACGGCGACGTCAGCGAGAGCAGTTCCAGCAACAAGAACTGGCGCGAAGACGCTTGTGTCTGATGTAGTCCCAGCAGTTCCTATCCGTAGCGTTATCAGAGGTACCGCAGTGCCAACTGCTGTTTTCTGGATAGTGAGCTGACAATGGTATTGGCTGCCAGCAACAAGATCGCCAGCTGCAACTACGATCTTGCTGCTGTTGATATAAGTGTCAGAAGTGAACGGGTTTTGTGTGGCTGTCGAAGAGTTCGTCAGTATTGTTGGCTTCCACGCTGGCACTCCTGCTTCACTGCGCAGCGTGTATTTGGTCGTGCCTTTCGCGAGATGATTCCATGTGCCAGTTGCAGAGATGTATGGCAGATCATTCGCAGCCCACGCACTTGAATCCTGACCTGTGCCGCCGGCTGCCGGCGCTACATCTGTGCCATTCCAAGTGCCAGTGCCGATCGTGCCGACAGTCGTGATGTTCGTCGAGCCACTGCCGCTGATGTCAGCATAGGTCGGCTGCGCGTAACTGACTACGCCGCCAGCGCTGACTGCATTTGCGAACTGACTCGCACCAGCTGTGCTCGGGATGACAACAGTCATGTTCACCGCGCTGTCAGGAATGTTGACTGTGCGCGTATTCCCAGCCGTTATGCTGCTAAGGTTAAACGCGGCCTGCTTGCTCGTCGTTCCTTGATCCTGAAGTAGGAACTGACCAGTCTTCGCAGCGTATGTGTTCGTGTTGTCAAACGTCTTGCTGCTGATTGTCGTCGGCAGCTGCGCGTTCACGAGCGATTGAAACCCGGGTGCTGTCGTCGAGCCAGTGTTGTTGCCGAACACGGTATTAGCCGCTGCGGTGGTCGCGCCGATACCGCCATTGCTCACTGTCAATGTCCCGCTGACACCATTGCTTAGAGGCACTTGTCCCCATTGCGGCATGCCGCTGAGTCCTGTGTTCAGAAGGGCTCGCGTCAATGTTACGTTAGCAGGCAGCGCAGTGAGAGTATTCGTGGCATTGGCGTAGATTATGTCACCCGTCGCGTAACTCGTGAGACCAGTGCCGCCGAGTGTCGGTCCAATGCTCGTGATGCCCTGAATGTGCGTTGCATCAGTCCACTGCGCGAGCTGATTGATTGTCGGTGTGCCGCTGTTGCTCACGTTCCCGCTACCGCCACCGCCTGTGACCCACTGCGTGTTGTAGTTCGTGCTGTCGATCTTCGAGAGCACTTGTCCCGCTGTGCCACCGCTCGGCACTGTGCCAAAGCCTGTTTTCGTCGCGCTCGTCAGATCGATCGTGCCGTTGACTGTCATCGTGATGCCTGAATTGATCGTCAAGCTTGAACCAGTCGAGAAGATCATCGGCTGGAAGACAGTCTGATCGCCAGATGCTTCACGCGGTTGATTGCAAGCGACCAGCAGCGTCGCAAGTAGAATTGCTCGGAGTGTTTTTTTCATGCTTCGGTCCATTCGTTTTGGATGATCCAGTTGTTGCCTGAATCTTGAATCTCAAGACGCAAGCCGTTCGAGAGCGCAGTCAATCGCGCCTTGCTGCCGATGTAAAGTGTTGTCACGAGACCAACAGGGATTGTCGCTGCGAGCTTCGGAGTGACATCGCCAGTGCCGGCATCTCCGCCTGTGCTCGTGAATGTGATGCCAGTCGTGCTGCTTGCATCGATGAGCTTCGCGATCACAGCTTGTCCTGGTGTGGCAGTGTCGAGATCGACACGCTGAATGCCAGCATCTTTGACTTGTTTGCCTGTGACTTGCGTGATTGGCATGGTTATTTCAGGTAATTCGCTTTGAGTCTGTCACCTGTCGCTGGGACGTTCAGCATCGTGATCGTCGCACCGCTGATCGTGTAGTCATTCCCTGCGCCCTGCTCTTGCAAGATCCCGTTGAGAAAAACTTGTTCAGAGCCAGCGATCGGCGTCGCTGCGAGTGTGAACGTCGGATTCGAGCCGTTGATCGTTCCGGTTGGTGTCTCGCGTGTCACAATGTTCGCTTGCTTCTGATACGTCGACGCGAGCTGCGTGTCACCAATGCTGCCAGCTTTCACACCGATTGCATTCGTCGCGACAGCGATCGTCGTGTTGTCAACGTTCACGCCGATGCCTGCTGCGACGACTGTCACTGCTCGAGCAGGATCGAGCTTCACTTGCATCGAGTCAGGATTGATCGTCAGCGTGTTGTCAGCTGCGACGATGTCGATCACTTGTCCTGTGCGCAGCAAGCCAGCGCCAGCTGTCACGTCTGACGGCCCGGGAATTTGCACGAACGTGATGCTTGTCGTGTTGAGCGTTCCACCTGCATCAGCTGTCGACAGCCAGATCGTGTCAGCATTCGCCGTGCCTTGCTGCACACTCACGATCATGCCGGGCACTTCAGCCCACGTGTCCATCGAAGTGTGTCGCGTCCACGCGCCTGATGCGACGACGTAGAGACCGTTGCCGCTCTGTGCCGTCTGATTCTTGACGAGACAGATGTCACCTGCGCTCAGCGCGATGCCGTCGACAGTCTGCGTGCCTGTCAGTGAGATGTTCGCAGTCGTCGCAACCTTCGCTGTGCCTGACGAGACGACGCCGCCCGCAACATTCGCGAGAACCCATTGACGAGTCGCAGCATCTGTCGGGTTTACAGGATCGGCGAGATTCGTGATCTTGAACCCGCCGTGTGATTGATCAGCGCCGAACGCTACGCTGCCATCGCTCTTGACGAATAGCGAACCTTGCGCCAGTTTCGACGTCTGAATTGCAGCACCTGCTGCGATCTTCGCATCAGCGATCGTGCCGTCTTGAATTTGTGTTGTGCCGCGGATTTGTGTTGTAGCCATAACGTTAAGCCTCCGTCCATGCCTGCTGTTTCTGCCAGACGCCGCCCGAGTCTTTGACTTCGAGCTGCACGCCATTTGAGAGCGCGACGTATCGCGCGAGTGGTGAAATATAAACCGGCGTCGCCGGCGGCACGACTGACGCGTAGTCGACAGTCAGAATGTCGCCTGTGAGCGGCGCAGTGCCCATCGTGAACTGATTCACGTCAGTGATCGCGAAGTCGAGCGTGCGCACGCCGTTCAAATAGACAGCGAGCGAGCTTGCCGTGAAGTTGTTCGCTGTCGTGTAAATTTTGTTGCCGCCGTTGATCAAGCCGCTCGGCGTCTCTCCAGCGACGCCAGTGTGAAACTGATCACCAGCTGTGCCAGCAGGGCCTTTGATGTTGCCGATCTCACTCCACGCGACGGGCATTGGTAACTTTCCTCCATGTTGACTCTTTCAACTGCCAGACATCACCTGTCACTGTGTTCAGGAAGAGATCGTAGTTCTGCGAATCAGTGATGACAGTCGGGTCGCTCGCGCCGAAAAACCACATGCTGCCGCGCTGACCTTTCTCGCCAGGTGCGCCTTGAGGACCTTGCGATGCGACTGACTTCGCTGTTGCTCGAGCTGCTGCTTGCGCTTGATGAATGTCGCCTGTCAATGTGTCGAGATACATGTCCTGCTCTTTCGCATCAATGATCGTCGAGGACATCTCGGGCGGGCCGGTGTCAGCGAACCAGAGACTGCCGCGCTCGCCTTTCTCTCCCGGAGGCCCAGGCTCGCCCTGAATCACGATTGTGTCGCCTTGAATGATCTGCGCGCCCATCGGCGGCAGCGACTGCGTGACTTTCGCGGGGACGTCGAAGATGTTCGCTTTCGAGTAGGGCGTATCAGTGCCGAAGATCACGTTGCGCACCTGCAGTTGCAGCGTCGCGATCAGATGCCCGTTGATCACGTCTGCATCGAACGCGATGTTCATCACTTCAACGCGCGGTTCCCAGAAGTAGAGCGCCTGCATCAGCGCGACTGTCGCCTGCGCAGCGTCGTTGATCGGTAGATCGATGATGCGCGCGTCGACACCGAGCGTGCGCTCGAGCGCTGCAGACATGATCGTCGTCGCGAGAATCGTCTTCGCATTCTGAAAAATTTCTTTGAACGAGATCGCGCCGAAGTCGATCAGCTCGAAGCTGAGCATGTTCAGCGGGATCCCTTCAGCGTCTCGAAACATGACGCGCCAGTTCTGCCCGAGATCGTTCGCGCCGTAACCGATAAAACCGTCTGGAGCAGGCGGAGCAAACTGCATGCTTGGGAATGGTTCAGCGAGCGCTGCCGACCCTGTAGGGGGGCTTATAGAGCTGGGAAAGCCGTTGCTCACAGTGATCCGCCTCCTATAAAGCGCTGAGCGAAGCCCGGAACGCCGAATCTGTCGAGCAGACCCTCAGTGAAAGGAATGTATTCCTTGAATGTCACGCTCAGCTCGACGCCGATCAGCTGCCCTCCCGGCAGCCAATTCTTGTGATGCTCTTGCAGATCAGTGATCACGAACAGCGACAGACCCGGGCCCATCGGTTTTCCGCCCACGATCAGCGGCGCTGCGAGCGCAGCTTCATGAAACAGATGAAACTCAGCGAGAATCGGCAACGGGTCCCCGCACCACGTCGACTGCAAATTGATCCTCATCTCGATCTCGACGAGATCATTGCCGGCCCATTCGAGCAGCGGCTTGCGAAGATGCACCATGTGCGCTGCGTAGCGCCCGCTGTATTTTTTCTCGATCTCATAAAACGTCATGATGCGCTTGCGTGCCTTGCCGAAGACGATCGCGCCGTAGATGCCCTCGATCATCGCATTGCCTCCACTTTCGCTGTAAGGAACGCGAGCTTGCGCTCGAGCAGCGCGACTCGCTGCGCGAGATCAGCTTCGCGACCTGTTGTGTGATAGCCGAGGTTGTCGTGATGCACGCCCGTCTCGTCAATGTTGCCCGTCACGACGACGTGCCCGATCAGGTTGATCGTGTCAGCTTGCAGCGTGATCGTCTTCTGCTTGATCGTCACAGTGCCAGTCGGACTCTCGACGTTCACGTTCGCGTTCGCTGACTTCACGAGCACATCGCCGTCGCCGATGATGTTGATCTTCGCGCTGTCAGTCGTCTTGATGTTGACGTCTTTCTTGATTGTCGCGTTCCAACCGCCTTTGAAGTCTTGCGTCAAAAACACGTCAGCGCCGTCATTCGCGTCGAATTTCTGCGTGTGCCCGCCTTCCCATTCTGTGTAGTCGAGCTTCGGGTCGCTCACAGGCGGCGGGTCTTTCGTCGTGTAGAACGAACCGATCACAAGGTAGTCGCTCGTTGCATTCGCGAGCTTCATCACGACGACGTTCGTGTCGAGTCGCGGAATCGCATACTGACGCTTCGCTTGCGACGCGACCTGCAGCACTGGGATTGGCTTCGTGTTGAGCGGCGTGCCTTCGTGATCGATGCGATCAGGCATGATCACGCGCACGTTCGCCTGCTTGTCGGTGCACTCGATCTTGCTGACTTTGCCGATCCAGCACGCGCTCTTGAAGCGCATGTCTTTGCCGCTCGTGTAGTCAGTATCAGAGAGGATGTTCTTGAGACTCATCAGATGCCTTTCAAGCAGCGTCGCACTTCGAGTTCTGTGTTGAATTGCGGCCCACACGTGTGATGCGCCGAGACGATGAAATAGTTGCCGTCGTATTGCCCGACGCCCTTCAGCACGAACGTCGTGCCTGATGCGATCAGCGGATTGCCGATCGACATCTCGATCTTCGCGTTCTCTTTGTCTTTGTTCTTGTCGCGAACGACTGACTCGGCTTTCAAGTTGTTGCCGGTCGCGGTCTCCCAGCTGTCGACAAGATTCGGGTCCCCAGCGGTGCGACCCCCATCGCCGCCGTTCTCGCCATCATCGCCCTCTTCGTCTTCGTCTGCAGTGTCAGTGCCTTCAGCGACGTGCTGAGTCCAATCGCTCGTGAGATCAGGGTCGCTGCTCTGCGCAAAGCCTTGCGACATCTCTCCTGTCTTCACGCTCGTGTGCGACACTTTCGCTTTCTTCGTCTTGTCTGTGAGCTGCGTGACGAAGTGACCGCCAGTCATCCTGAAGCAGTTCAGACCGATGCCGCCTACTTCGTCGCCATAGACGATTGTCATCGTTGGCGCTTTCGACTCATAGGCAAGCTCGTCAAAAAAAATGATCTTGCCACGGCAGACCTTGATCGCGATCTTCGCGTCGTTCGCGCGATTCTTGAGAAACGCGAGACCGCTCTCTTCGACTTGCTCGATGCGCGTGTATTTCGGATCATGATCGGCTTGCCAATCGACAGTCATCTTGTTCTCGCCAGCGATCTGATTCGCAACAGTCTGCAGCGTCGTGTTCTCCCAGCCGCGCGTTTCATCATTCGACTTGATGTTCGCGTCAGTTGGAATCGATGATCCTTTGATCGTCACTGTGTGATCAGGCAGCGTGAACTCAACGCTGTCGATCCAGAAGCGGCCGCAGTCGAGCTTCAGCCCGCCTGCATACGGCGCGAACCAGTTCTCAGCAATGATCGCAGCGTCGATGAAAGTGCCTTTGTCGGGCATCCAATCGTTGATGAAGCGACGATCGCGATCAGCGAGCTTGATCTCTAGATCGTCAGCTTTTTTGCCATCACTGTTGTCAGTGTAGCTCATGCTCAAGAAATACGGCGCGAGCTGCGTGAAGTAGTCTGCACCATTCACGACGATCTCTGGGTGTGCTGTTCTGACTGGGACAATCATGACACGATGAGACTCTTCTCTTGTTCGTCAGGTAGTTTGTCGAGCTTCAGACGCCCACCATGCAGTTGATGTCTGATGAAATTGAGCACACTGCGACCATGCTGCGGCGAGAGCGCTGCAGAACGACACGTCGGCTTTTTTGCGCCAGCGTCGAGCGTGTAGACGAGCACCGCGATCGCGACGATCTGCGTCTCGAGCTGCTCTTTGTGTTCGTTGTTCTCAGCACTCATGGCAAAATTGTAGCCGACTTCCACGGCACGAGCGGGATCTCAGTCGCGACTGCGACTTCAGGCACGACGACAGCAAGCCCTGCGGGAAAGATGCTCACGTTGCGCAAGTAGTAGTTCTCTTCAAGCAAGCGATACATCAGCGACTCGTTGCCGCGCTTGAAACCGTAGACTTTGATCGCGATCACGTCCCAGACGTCGCCTTGAACGCTCACGTAGATGCGCTTGCCTGTCGTGTCGATCGTGTATGGCGGCGACACGCTCGGCGGCGTGACGTCGACAGGTGATGGACTTATGATTCGTGAATCAACCATAGCCGCTTTCGTAGCTCAGACGCCTCTCTTGATATTGTGCGCGCTTGAAGTTCTCGATGAACTCGCGCGCGAGATTGCGCAGCTTCGCCTCCAACGCCACCTGTTCCGCTTCGCTCGCGTTGCCATTGATTGTGATGTTCGGCGTGAAGTTCAAATGCGTCGTGTGTCCCACTGTTCGAGCCGGAGCCATTCCCTCTACACCGAGAATGTTTTGGATGCCGCCTAACAAGCCGCCGCCGCTCGCTGTAATGTCAGCCGCTTTGTCGTATGCGTCATGGATCATCTTTGCAGCTGCGGAGACTGATGGTGTAATCGCATCCGCTCCCTCGAAGAATTTCGACAAGTCGCCCATCGGCAGCACAGCTTCAGGCCCACGCTCTGCGAGCGTCGCGATCTGCGGTGTCTTCGCGATGCCACCCATCTGGTAGCCGCGTGAGGCGCGATACGCAGCTGTCTCTTTCTCGCCGGGGGCGCCCTGTAGTCCGTAGTAGTCTTCGCCGTGCTGCTCTTTGATCGCGCCTTTGATCTCGTTCGCCATGCCTTGATCAGTCAGCCCGCCAAGCGCGTTTCGTCCAGCAGCGATCTCGTCGATGTATTGACCGACCTGTTGATAGCGCGCGTCTGACAGACCTTTTGCCATCACAGCTTGCGTCTCGCCGCGCTTGTAAGGCCCATAAAACCCGCCTTTGATCGCAGCTTCAACGCCTTTGTAGGTGCCTGCTGCCTTCTGTGCGACGAGTCGGTTCGTCAGCGATTCGAGCACATTCTTCTGATCTTCAGCACCGTGTGCTTCAGTCGCGAGCGTCGCTGAGATCAAGTTGCGCAGTTCAGGTCGCCTCATCTCAGCCATGATCTCTGCGCGCTCATCTTGCACTGCTTTCACGCCAGCTGGCGTGAGCGGCATCTGAGCAGCTGCTGCTTGCGCTGGCGCTGTTACAGCTGCTGCTGCAGCTGCGCCGCCTCCTGCTGCGCCAGGTGCACCACCGCCACGACCGAACCATTTCGATGGGTGCATGATCGTGTCTTTGATCTCGCCCCAGTATCGTTTCCACTCATCGATTGCGTCGCGCCACTGCTTCGCGAAACCAAACGTCCAATCGAATTTTTTGAACCAGTCAGTGAAGTCAGTCCAGTTCTTGTAGAGCTGCGCGATCGTATCATCCCACCATTTCGAGAGTTTGCCGAAGACCTTGCCCCAGTCGATGCTCGCGATCTCTTTCCACAGCCCTGTCTCTTTGAAGTCGTCAATGATGTTTCACCACTCGGTATACCACCAATTGAAAAATTTCTGCCAACCTGTCTGCTGATCTTCAGGGATTGCGCGAATGCTCGCAACATAACCCTGCACCGCTGCCTTGACTGTGTCCCAATTCGTCGCGATCAGCAGCACGGCAGCGGCAAGCGCGAGAATGGCCGTGACTTCTGGCATCGCGATCGCGGCTACAGCGAGATTGACTGCTACAGTCGCAGCTTGCAATAGCCACATACCGGCAACGATGGCAGCGATCACGATCGCGATCTGCTTCCAGTGTTGGACGACCCACACAGCAGCATCACCGAGTTGCTTGAAAAATTTCTGGCCCTCTTTGCTCTTGAACCACGGGATGACTTTTGTCTTCAAATACTCAACCAGGTCTTTGAGCTTGTTCATGAACCAATCGACTGCATTGAAAAGCAGCTTCTGATTCTCAGGCGTCAATATCTGCAGCCACATCTCAGCCATCCTTGCTTGCGCTGGCAGAATGCGATTGCCGATCTCTTCGCGCATGTCTTGCAGACGATTGCGGAAAATCTGAATCTTGCCTTCAGGCGTCTCAGCCAAGCGCTTGTTGAACCCCGCGATGCCCTTCGCTGACATGATGCGCAGAATCTGCTCGTAGATTTCCTGAAAGCTCTTTTTGATCTTTCTGCCTTGGCTGTCGACTTTATCAGGCGAAATGAAGACGCCGAATGCTTGCATGCCTTTCGTCTTGCCGTGAATCGCTTTGACGTATGCTTCGGCAAGCTCAGCAGCCTCTTGTTCGCTCGCGTTGACACCGCGCGTCTTGACGAGCAGATCGCCCAGTGCTCCGACTGCTGCTTTGATCTGACGCGGTGGCACGCCGCCCTGCGCAAGCTGCTTCGTCATCTCGTTGTAGATGTCAGTGTGCAGCACGCCCTGCTTGCCGAGCGCCTCGTTCTGCTTGTAGATGATGTCAAGCTGATCTTGCGCTTTCTTCCACGGGTCCCCAGCCTTCGCGATGTCTCGCAGCTGCAGGAACGACGCGATCGTCGAATTGATGCGTTGACGCGCCTCTTTGGCCTGATCCGTAGCTCCAGTGAACAAACTGCGCAGCAGCTCACCGACGCCAAGCCCTGCGACAGCAGTTCCAAGCAGACCGATCACGCCAGTCAATTTGAGAATCGACTTGCCGAAAGCGAGCGTCTGTGTGCGCAGTTTCGTCAGTCGCGCGCTCGCAGCGTTCATCACGCCCTTGAACGACGCGAGCATCTTCGCGCCAATCGCAAAGATCGCGGTGTATTGTCGAGTGCCTGTCGCTGCTGCCACTACGTCATCACCTCCTTCGCTTTGCTGATTCTTCTGCTGCCTTCTGCTCTTGCTCGAGCTGAGTCATCAGTTCGCGCATGTAGCGCACAAGCTCTGTGACAGGCAGCCCTATCCAGTAGTCGACGCCCCCACCTGCTGAGCGCGCCAAACGCAACGTGATCGAGCGTAGGAGCGCTGTTACACTTTCTCCTCTTCCGGCGAGCTGCCACAGGCTTTTAGGACTTCAAGCCGCAGCGGAACGTAGACTCTGCGCGGCAGTTTGTAGATCACGCCGAGCGGAACGTCTGCGAGATTCTTCGCGATGATCGCATGATATAAGTGCTTCATCTCAGGCAACGGCATCGCTTCGTTGCGATCCGTCTTGTAGAGATGCGTGAACTCGCGTTCAGCGCGCTGGAAGTCCTTGCCTGTCATGCTCTCGAAGTCGAGAATCAGCTCGTTGAACTTCTCGCCGTCGTATTCGAGCGGCGGATCGAGCTTTACTCGTAGCGGCAGAATCGGTTTGTCGATCGCAAGATCCCGATACTGCTGCTGCTCCTGCTGTTGAGCGTCTTCGACAACATCATGCTGATCATTGACGTGCTCTGACGACGTTTGTGGTTCTCGTTTTTGTAGTAGTGATTGATCCATTGGGTAGTTTTACACAACAACACAGCGCATCACAAGCCAATCAGCTGACGAATGCGTCGAGCGTTGTCGACGAGCTGGATGCCGTCCGACCAGCGGCACACAGCGTTCTCTTTGTTCAGCTCGAACATCACCTTGTCATTGTGCAGACAGCGGATGCCGATCAGTTCGTATTCGCTGACAGATTCACCCTTCGCACCGACTTCGAGCTTGCCAAGATTGAAGCTCTTCGGCGCTGTGGTCATAGTGTATCTCCAGCCCTCGTGAACGATTTGCCCGGTTTGGCTGTTGTGCGCTTGCAGCGCTGCCCACGCGTCAAGAATTGCGCCATCTTGAATCGTCGCGAAGACAGCGTCGTCTGTGATCGTGATCCAGTTGAACGTCACAGAGATCGCTTGAAAGTGAGCCTGCACCGGCATGTCGATCTCGCCGAAGATGCCGCTGCCTTTGAGCGCATCAGTCAAGTTCTGCAAGTTCGACAGTGTGACGTCAGCCAACCCGATGAGTCGGCGTCCGTCCTTGAAGATTGAATAGTTCGCTACATGGTTTGGGATGATCATTTTGGTCGATGCTCCTTGTGTTGTGCTGCTGTTGCTGTGTTTATGCTACCGCTGACTCCTCATCCGTGAAGAGTCCCTCTACAAATGGCACCCAGTATTCGACGCGAAAGTCGAGCCACTCAGCTGGCGTCGGCACTGCGATGTAAATGTGAAAAGTGAAGTGACCGTCGAGCAGTTCTGTCGTCGGGTTCTCGTCTTGACGAAACTCAACGCGCGCACCAAGCAACGCTTCGCTCGCAGCGAGACCGTCGAGCCAGAGCTGCAGTGAATTGACGACTGCGTCGATCAGACGGCGATTACCAGGCTCGTCGACCTTCTGCCAGATCGTCAGCACGATCGTGTTGCCGATGTAGTCGAACATTCTGCGCACGGGAATGAACATGTCCTTGACGTCAGTGTCTGCAGGGTATGCTGCGGTGCGGTTGCCCCATGAGCGCCAGCCGCCGATGAAGTTGAGCGCTGTCACGACGCCGAGACCGTTCAAGTAGTTCGCATCGAGCAAGTGCATTGGCAGCTCAGTGTTGTCATTGAGCAGCAGCGCGTTCATGCGCAGATTCTTGTTCGACGGCGAGAAATACGGCAAGCCGTTGCCGCGATACGTGTCAGTCCACTGCATGAGCGGGCCTTGTTGTGACGCGAAGTTGAATTTCTTCGTCGTGCCGTCAGCGCCGACGAGCGCAGGCATCCCGAACAAGCACTGCTGACGATTGAACACGATGTTGTTCGTCGTCTTCCACGTGTTCACTGCTGACGCGACTTTCACTGTTGACGTGTCGACGTCGATCAAGCACGTGCATGCGAAGCAGCCGTTGATGTTCTCGCTCTTCGCTTCCATGACTGCTGCGACTGACGCATTCTTCGAGAACGCAGGGCAGATGATCACACCGGGAACGAGACCAGTCTCTTGAAAGACGTCTTCGATCACCTCGAGACCTGTGCGCGCGCCTGTTGACACGTTCACGCCGCCAATGATGTCTGCAGCTGCGATTGGCGTCGGGCTCGGCTTCATGCCAGTCAGCTGAATCTGTGCAGTGTCACTCGTAATCGCACCACCTGCGATGCGAGTGATGATGAAGGTGTTGTTTTTCGACAAGCTCAGCAAGTAGTCAGTGCCAAGCACATACGTGGGCGTGCCGGTCTGACCTTTGACTGCGATCGTCCAGTAGATCAGCTCTTCGCCGCTGTCGATCTGACCACCGACGAGCGTGAGCGTCTTTGGCGTCAGCGCGATCGAGCCTGTGCGTGCAGGATCGTTGACTGCGATGTAGATCGCGGGATACATGCCGAACTCGACAAAGCAAGCATCCATGTGCTCGCAGAGATCGTAGGTGGCCCAGTTGTTCGAGAAGCCGAGCGCTGCGACTGCGTCTTCGTAGCGATTGCAGAGCACTGGCGTGTTGAGTGCAGCTTTGCCATTCGGCAGAAGATGTAACGGCGCAGAGCCGATGACGACGTTGACGCCCGGGACGGCTTCAACAGGACTGATGACAGATGTCGGGACGTCAGACCAGCTGACGCCGTGTTTGAATGTTCCAAGATTAGGCATGGTGGTGTTTTACCTCGATGGTTGGTTGTTGCTTTGCTTTTTTGTGGCTCTTCAGCCAGTTCTGAACTTCACGATAGAAAGTGACATATTTACCGCTCGTGCCGCGCATGTTGTGAGCGTAGTCGAAGTTCAGCTCGCGACGCACAGCGCCGCACTGTTCGACTGGCACAAGCAAGCCCATGATCGCGGGACACTTCTCGCTCAGCTCTTTGATGCGCGGGTGCATCCCGTTGTAGAAGACGCAGCCGTAGCCGATGCCGAACGCGTGTAAGCGCGGCCCAAGGTAGATGACTTGATCTTTGATGACTGTGTTGTTCATGAGACTTTTTTCCAGATGTCGTTCTGTCCTGCGCCTGATGTCTCGAGATCGAGCACTGGGCCGCCGCGAGTCTCTGAGATTTGAAACTGCACATCAGTCGCAGTGACGACGAAGTAGTAGACGCCTTGAACAAGCGGCTGCGGCAGCGGCGTCTGCGATTCGAAGCGAATCTCGTCGCCTACAAAAAGACCGCCGACCATGATCAGATCGCTGCTCGGGAACACTTTGCTCGGCGTGAACGTCGCGACATACACGTCAGGCTTCGGTTCAACAGGCGGACGATCAATCGGCGGCTGTTCTGTGTCTTCGTCTTTGAACAGTGGCGTGAAGTCGTTGCTGACGCTCACGCGCAGATCGATGTGCTCAGCAGGAATGATGCCGAACACGTCAGAGTCAGGCAATGGTCGCGCGCTCGGCAGCTCCCATGTCGTTGTCATCACAGCAACGAAGTGCGGGAAGCAGTCAGCTTCGATCATCTCCCATTCGATCGGCATCTTGATCGGATAGGCTTTGTCGATCGCTTGTTGACCGAAGCTCGTGAGCGCGAGCGCAGCTGTTTCGATCAGATTCAGGCAGTCCTGATAGCCGCTCGAGTCAGGGTTCTCGTCGTAGGTGCTGAACAAGATGCGCACTGTCGCGATCGTCTCTTCGATCTCGATCTTCGCTTTGATCGCTTGCACGATCACGTTCGGGACGTCTGCGAGCTTGTTCAGATCGATCTCGCCTGTCACTGTGCGCGGGATGCGACCTCTGACGACACGAGGCGGGACCTTCAGCGCGAGTGTCTGCATGCGCTCTGTCGGATCGTAGCTCACTGGAGGGTCGTCTGGGCCTCGCACGATGCGTGGTGTGATGACTCCTGCAGATGTCTGCGGCAGATTCATCGAAGGGTTCAGCTGCTCAGGCGCTGTCGCCTGCGACAAGTTGAGCGTCGGATTGTCGAGACGATACGAGTCGAACAGCTTCGACAGAAAACCGACAAGCGTCACCTCGAGATCGAACGCAGTCTGTGTGCGACGACCGAGATCGCGTTCAGGCGGTGTGACTGGTTCGGGTAGTCCCATATTACCAAGTTGGCTTCAGTATCTTCAGCCCGATGATGATGAACAACGCGAGCGTCACGAGCGAGTTCGCGCGCGGATACCACGTCCACGCAGGTGATGCGAAGCAGCCGAGCAAAATCAGCACGAGCAGAATCCAATAGATGATTGTGAGCAGGCCCATTGTCATTTACCTCCAGCGCTTGCCAAGACTCGTTTCAGTTCGTGATCGATGCGCTTGGCAAGCGTGTCTCCCATCACTTCATTCGCAGCAGGACCGACTGTCGGCTGCGACGCCATGATGGCAGCTCCGATCGCGACGACTTTCCTGATCGGCAGACGCGGTGCTGCTGATCGTCGTTGAAAAGGACCTTCACCCATTCGATTCGTGACAAACCCTCGCTTCACGACACCCCCACCAGTTTTCTTGATCTGCACAAAGAGATCGCGTCGTCGCGCTGTGCGCACCTTCGGGCGGTAGACGAACTTGTCAGCAGTGAGCATTCCTTGATCGATGCGCACGTGACCTGTCGGCGATGCGTAGCGCGCACGATGCAGTTTTGTCGGAATGTCCTTCTGCTTGATCAGGTAGATTTTTCGAATCTCGCGTCGCACAGTCGTCTGACCGCTCGCGAGCGCGCGATTGATCGCAGGCACGATCACTTTCGGCACGCCGTCCTTGATGTCAGCGAGCGCTTTCGTGAGCTGCTTCATCTGCTTTGCGTCAAGTGTGACCATTCAGTTGTTCCCGTATTTGCCCGGCTGCGATCGTGTCGCTGACAGCGCGAGCTTGTAGCAGCTTTCTTCGTCAGTGCAGTCGAGCACTTCCCATGGTTGGTTCGCGGGCGAGTAGATCAGCTCGCCCGCGACGGGAGGGCGTGGCAAGTATTTGTGCTCGATGAAGCAGATGACGCCGCCGAGATACATGCCGTGGATCGCAACAACAGGATGACGCTTCGCTTGCTCTTCATCCCACACGACTTTCGCAGTGAAGACAGTGAAGCCGCCTTGTCCGTTGTTGATCCTGAACTCGCGCACAGTCGCGAACTCGTCAGTGTTGACGAATACGTTCGCCAGATCGGGCGCAAACTGTTCACGCAAGCTCATGATTCACAGCAGTTGATCTGTTCTCCTACTTGTTTTGTGCCTTTCTGTGTTTCTTGATTGCCTTCTGGATGTCAGCCTTGTGAGTGACACCAGTCAGATCGACACCTTCAGATTCAGCGATCGTTCTCAGCTCGTCGACTGTCGCATCTTCGAGATCGCTGTTGTCGGCAGCTGCATTGCCCTCTTCACTCTCGGCTTGCGCTGCCTTCCAGTTCGCAGTCGATGTGGTCTTTTTTGCCTCTTCAGCTTTCTCAGCTGCTTCTGCTTTCAGTTTCTCCGCCTCTTCGGCATCGCCAGTGATCTCGCCGGTGAGCGAGTTCAGCACTGCGTCGCCTTCGACCATCGCTGGATATGTCAGCGCAAGTGCTTCGATGATGCGGAAGCCCAAGATGTCAGCAGGCATCGGCAGCGGACACGACGTCAGACGATAGAAGAGCGAGCCGCCCTCTTCGTCACCGTAGACGAACGGGATGCGGTCTTGCTGATACGTCACGAAGCGCTTCGCTTTCGCGTCCTCGAGCTGCGTGAATGCGCCATACACGATCTTGTTCGGCGTCTCAGTCGAGAGCAGCATGACGAAGTTGTCCGGAATCATCGGAAAGATCGTCCCGACATCGTCCTCGAAATAGTCTGCATACTCATAAAGCTCGAGTCCGGGCACGCGACCAAAGCGCACGACGTTGTTGCTGTCGATGATCGGCTGAATCGTTGCGATCGAGAAACGCATCTTGTCGAGCAACGTCGCGACGCTCGCGTTGCGGATGAACACTTTCGCAGCGTTCACACCAAACAGCGCGACGTTCGGCGCGATGCCGCTGTCTTTGATCGTCGCGAGACGAGCTGCTTCAAGATCAGCGAGCGGGTCGCTGCCTGCGACGTCCCATTTGGTCGTCGGCACGTAGTGGTTGTTCGCAGCGCCTGCGCTGCTCTGCGTGTAGTCGATGCTCATCGTGTAGCCTGTGTCGGCTGTCACTGTGATCGCACCATTGACGAGAACGTTGCGGCACATCCACTCTTCACGTCGACTGATCGCGTCATCGCAGAAGATCGCGTCTTCAGCGAGCAGCTCAGCAGCGCGATCTGCAGGTGAGCGCTGCGAGTAGATCGTCTCGCCAGGCAGTCGTGCTTCGAGATCAGGCGTGCGCAAAGCGCGAACAGGCGCGATGCGCGGTGCTCTGAAGAATCGCGTCTCGAAGCCTTGACGCTCCATCAGTTTGCCACCGACGAGCGGGGCAACGAAAGGCGCCATTTTTCGACGACCGCGTCTGAAGTCGAACTCGATCAGCGGCGTCGCTGCGTAGTCGCGCGCGCCGAAGAAAGTGTCACGCAAGAATGAAGGAACGAGCGGCCCTTGCAGGAAAGGCGCCAACATCGTTTTTGTTTCGTATGCAGGATTTAGAGGCATGGTTGGTTGATCTCCTAGTTGATGTTGTTGTTGTCTGACGTTTAAGGTGCGAACGCGCCGCCTGTGATTGCTGCGTCGAGAAAGATGTCTTTGTCGCGCAGAGCTGCTTGACCGGCTGCACTGATCGGCGATGCGCCGTCAGCGTATTTGACCGTGTTCTTGTCGAACGAGCCAGTGAGCGCGACAGCGACTGTCGCGTCAGCTGCGTTCGTGACGTCAGTGCCGCCGACGTCGATGATCACGCCCTCGAGCGCAGCGTCGTCAGCTGCAACTGCGCCGAGCACGCTCAGACGATCAGCTGCAAACTTGCAGACGTAGCCGGGCTTGATTGTCGCGATTGCCGGACCGCCACTGTAAGGCATGCGCACGACCTTCCAATTTGGGTCGTCGTCATGACTGAGCAGCGGAACTGGCGTGAAGGTTGTTCCTGAGATTGCCATTGTAGTGTTTCCTTTCGGTGTTTGTGGTTTTAGTTTTTGCCGTTGAGCACGCGTGTGCGTCCGCGCGCCTTCAGTTTGTTCTGCACTGCTTTCGTCAGTCGCACGCCAAAGTCGCCGCTGTCGTCGCCGTTGTTCGGTGTTGTGTCGCCGCCCTGAATATCAGAGAGCGCAGTCGCGTCAGCACGTCGCGCTGTTTGCTGCCCGCTCTTCTCGAGCGCACTGAACAGCTCGTCAGTGATGTCAGCGACCGTCTTGCCTTCGGCGATCGCCTTCACGACGATGTCGTGCGTCGCTGGCTTGTCATACTTCTGCAACGCAGCGATGCGATCGCGCTCTGCTTTCACGCCCTTGTCGAACTCGTTGACTGTCGTTGTCGCTGCTGCTTGCGTCGGTGGCGGTGGCGGCGCAGGCTGTGGAGCTGGCTCTGCTGGTTTTGGTTTCGTCTCTTCGCCGGGCTTCGGTTGTTCCGGCGGCTGCTGTGTCTGCTGCTGTGTCGTTGTTGCTTCTGGCATGGTGTGTTCTCCTGTTTGTTGTTGTTGGGCGGTGAACGCCGGCACATTGTGAAAGCGTGAGAGATCGAACGTGACGCCGTTGAAGATCACGCGCTTCTCGTCGATCACTGCTGCTGCTTTGACGACGCCGCGCACTTCATCAGCGAAGCCTTTGTCGACTGCTTGCTGCGCGCTGAACCACGTCTCAGCTGTGAGCATGCCTCTGATCTCTTCGCGATCGACTTTGGTGCGCTTCGCGTAGACGTTAAGCATCGACTCAGTCATTGAATCGAGAGCGGCGATCGACGTGCGATGAGCTTCTGCGTTGCCAATCGTGATCGCCATCGGCGAGTGGATCATCATGTTCGCATTCGCTCTGATGTAAATTTTGTGTCCGACCATTGCGACGATCGACGCTGCGCTCGCTGCGACGCCGTCGATGTAGACGTTCTTGTCGCTCTTGTGATCTGCGAGTCGCGAGTAGATCGCCTGCGCTTCACTCAACGAGCCGCCCGGACTGTTGATGTGAATGTCGAGACGCTTCACGCTCTTCGGCAGTGCGCTGAGATCCCGCGCGAAGCCTTTCGCACTGATCTCGCCCATGTCCTCCCAGTCGCCAATGACGTCGAAGATCAGCAGCTCTGCGCCTGTCGGCTCATCGCCTGCTTCAGCTCTGAACTTGTAGAAAGGTGTGATCGTATTCATCGCATGATTGCACCGCTCAGTGACAGCGTGTGATTTGTGCTGCGCGATCTGCGTGTCGCTTTGATCGCGATCGTGCGAGTCGTGCGCGCAGCTGGTTGACCTTGCTCGGGACTCGGAGTCGGAAATACTTTGCCAGCGCCAAGCGTTGCTGCTTTGCGCTCAGGCGGGAACGTCAGATCAGCTTCAGTGAACGTGTCCTTCTCTGTCGCTTGCTGCGTGACGTTGTCGCGCCAGTTGCTGCCGTTCAGCTCCATCGCTTCGCGTTCGATCGTCGAGAAGCCTGCGTTCACTTTCGCTTCGGCAGCTGCGACCTCTTTCTGCGGATCGAGCGAGCCTGCGCTCGCGCCTGACCAGTTGCAGCGAGTGAGCGCGCGACGAATCGTGAGATCAGTCATGTCGCCGTTGAAGCCGTCGATGCGCCCGAGCGTGACTGCGTCGATGCACCATTCTTCGTAGCACGGTTGGCAGAACTGATCGCACATCTGCGAGCGATACTTGCGCACGCGCTTCCAGAACTCGAGCAGCGCTGCTCTGCTCGCGCTGTAGCTCGCGTTGAACTGCTTCAACAGAATCTCATAAGGGACGCCCGTCGCGCAGCCAACAAATTTTGCGCATGCAATCATGAACTCTCCGAACGTCGAGTGCGGCTGTGTCGGTGCGCTGAAGTTCACATTGTGACCCGGGCGCATGAAGTTCACGACGCCAGGTCCGAGCTGCACGTTGTAGGGATTGAAGTCGAGAATCTCTTGCTTCTGCTCCTCAGTCAGCAGGTCGTTCAAGATGTTCGGATCTGGGAATTCCTGCGTGATGAACGCTGTGAAGTAGCTCTGAATGACAGCTGCGATGACTGTCGCGTCTGTGTAGCGCCCGCTCTGCTTGAGCAGCTCGAGACAGACTGACAAGATCGGGACGCCACGCCGCTGCTCAGGCCGCTCGGGCTTGATCAGCAGCACCATGTTGCGACGACCGCTCAGCGCACCAAACGGTTCGACGCGCACAGTCTCGAATGGCAACAAAGGCAGCGGCGTGACTTTGCCGAAAGCATTCGCGAGCGGATGACGTTTCGCGATGTGATACGCCTGCAGCTCGCCGTCCATGCTGAGTTCGACGCCGCTGTAGATATTCTTCGTTGGATCGAATCGTGGCGGATTGATGATGCGATCTGCTTCGAGCACGCGAATGCGCAGATCGAAGAGCGTGTTCGGTCGCGGCTTCAGCGGGAACAGAATCGGGCAATCGCCCGACAGCAGCATCGATTGAAAAGCTGTTGACTGCTTCAAGTAGAAACTGTCTCGCATCTCGAAGTCGCACTCGCGCGGGTCGCACGCCCACTGCTCGAATTTCTCAGCGAGTTCAGTGTTCAGTGCAGCTGTGTCTTCGGGCGATAGACCAAGCGTCTCGCCGTCGACGTTCGGCGCAGGATACAAACCTTCACCGACGACGTTCGTGTCGAGCGTCTCGACTGCGCCGCTTGCCATCGGGATCCCCATGAAGGCATCGCGCGATCGCTCGCGCAGCACTTGCACGTTGAAGCCGATGTCTGTGTCAGCGTCGCCGCCGCGCCAGAGCCAGCCGAGCAGCGAGTTTTTCTGCGTGTTCGCGCCGTATTGCCCATAACCTGTACCGCCGCCAGTGAACAAGATCGCTTGTGGATCGATCGTCGAACGCGCGAACGGGGTCCCGTTGACGTCGAGCAGTGTGCCTCTCGGCAGTTTGCTACGTCGTAGCAAAGTCTGATCGCCGTTGAGTGACGTCGCTGTCATAAGTCTCGAGGCACAATGCGACACGCAATGTCACGACCTGTGAGCGATGACGGCAGTCCGATGTCACCGCAATAGAATTTCACCATCTCGTTCCAGTAGGCGACGTTGTTGATCTGCGACGTCAAGCCTTCGCGCTTCAGACCGCGCGAGCCGATGTGATACTCTGTGACGCCACCGCCTGCCTGCTTCATCGCTTCGAGCGCTTTCTGAAGACCGTCTCGAGCCCAGTCACACCACGAAGCGAACGGAGGAGGTGGATCGCCCGATGTCACTTTTGGCACTTCAACGATGACAACTGCTTCGGGCATTCGTGCGCAGTCTTGAGCGGCGCTCGCGATTCCGTCAATCGACTGTCATTTAATCATGACAACAAAACTCGAAAAGGCTTGATGCGCTTTTTGATCGCTGCTACTCATCCGAGCGTGCGAAAGTATGTCAATCCACCGCCCGCAAACCCACGAGTGCAAGTGCTTGGGCGTCCGAGACTCGGTTGCTATAATCTGCAGACAATTCTCCCGCGTGACGTGTTTGATGAACTGATGCGCGTCGAGAACGAGACAGACGTCTACCGCACACGGGTCGCAGCGAACGTGCTGTGTGAATGGGCGAGAAGTCAGCAGCAGCTCAGGCGATCGCACGGTTGATCGCGCCGAACTGAGCACGCTGATGCGGCTCGGCTCGCTGCTGAGCTGACGCTTGAGCTGTCGCGAGCGGTGGAGCTGTGTCAGCGATCGCTGCAGCGCTGCCCTGCGTCCCAAATGCTGTCTTGCGCTGCACAGGATGCTCTGTAGAGGGCGGTAAGGACGAGTCGCGCTTCATCGTATCAAGACGGATCCCAGCGTGCGGCAGCTGCAGCGCAGCGAGCGCGTAGACGAACACGTCCCATGACTCGTTTCGCTGACTCAGACGCTTGATCCAGACGTAGTGCTTGAAGCCATATTTCGACTTCACGATGCGTTGCTCGGCGCGCAGACCCTCGAAATAGGGAATGTCGTAGCCGTTGCTCGGCTCGTGCGCCTTCAGCTCTTCGTCGAACACGTCACTGCGCGGGAAGTGACAGAAACCCGGGCCGATCTTCGTCACATTCAATCTGTTCATGATCTCGTCTTTGAGCGTGTCGACGCCGAGCGATGCGATCAGGCAGCGGTTCGACTTCGACAGCGTGAGCGCGCTGATCGGCGCTTTGCCGATGCCGCCCATGCCTTTGATCGCGATGCAGCGCGGCTGTCGCGGCTTGACGTATGCGTAGACGTGATCGCTGCAGAAGCTCGAGTCAATGCACATGCGTCGCACGCGCATCTTGCGACCATCTGACGTCGTGAAGAATCGATTGAACACTGCGTCGTCGAGCGCCTCCCACGGTTCGTCCGTGCGCGGATCGCCCGGGATTGTGATGTAGTCGAGATGCCAGTTCTCACGACCGCGCCCCCAGCCGATCACGTCTGCGTGCAGCGACTGATCTTGCACGTCGACGCCTGCTGTGAGCACGATCACGCCGTCTGGCACTTCGCTCTGATACAGCTCGCGCCTCATGTAGAGGTCGATCTTCACTTTGCTGCCTTGCTCTTCGAACAGCAGACCGAGTCGCGTGTTCTTGAACGCTTTCATCAGCTCGACGTCGCCCTCTTCGAGCGCGAGCTGCGCCTGCTCGTATTCGTCGCGCAGAATGTCCCACTCCACCCACGGGTTCACGAGACCGCTGATGAAAAAGCCGCGCGCAGTGACTTTGTTGCCGCGATCGTCAACGAGACGATGCGCGATCCACTCGCCATCGCCTGCGAGCCAAAGATACTTTTCGAACGCTTCACCGCAGCTCGCGCACTTGTGCTCGAGCGTGTTGAGATCGACGTGCTCCCAGTCGAGTTCTTGCTTGAACGAGCACGACGGACACGGGAGGTACCAGTGTTCACATGTCGTCTGCGCGATCTCTTTCTCGACGTGCGAGACGCCCGCGATCGACGGCGAGCTGACGATCACGACCTTGCGATTCCAGAACGCTGAACAGCGCGCGATCGCGAGCTTCAACGGGTTGCCTTCGCGTCCTGCAGTGAGCGGATACCGATCGACGTCGTCGAGCAGCACGATGCGCACAGGGCGACCGCTCAGACTCGCGTTGCTGTTCGCGCCACCGAGCGCGACGTAGCCGCCAGCGAACGTCTTGCGCAGAATCTTGTTGCCATCAGCTCCGACAGGTGGCACTCTGCCTTCGAGTGCAGGCGTGTCGCGCAGCATCGGCTGCAGTCGATCTTGCGAGAACGCTTCTGCCATCTCGACTGTCGGCTGCACGACGAGAATCGGGCACGGATCCTCGACGATATGATAGCCGATCGGGTTCAAGATCGCGCTGTCTGTGATGCCGAGCTGTGCGCCTTTCTGCACGACAACGCGCGGCACGAGCGGATCAGTGATCGCGTCCATGATCTCGCGCTCGTAGGGAACAGTCGCAGTGACCCATTGCCCTGCTTCTGCGCTCGATTCGCTCGAGAGAATGCGATCGCGATCAGCCCACTCGCTCAGCGTGATCTTCGACGGCGGTAGCCATGCACTGAAGCATTCAGCGACAAGATCACGCGCTGCTCGTCTTTCGTCGACGCTTGACACGTTTTTTGACACGCTCGATCGCATCGTTCCTGCTGCCTTTTGCTCCATTTTTGCTGAGCTTCATGAATGAATGCACGCCGATTTTGCTCACTTCCGTCAGACAATTTCTGATGTTCTGCTCGAGTAGCAGACGCGCTTTGTGCGGATCTTTGAGTCCGATCATCTGACGAGCGAGTCGAGCAGGCAAGCCGAGCAGGTGATTCTTCGCTTGTGCGATCGCTTTCGTCATCTCTGTGAGCACGATCACGCGATCGCATGTGTCGCCGCGTGCGATCTTCAATTCGAGTTCCTTCTGCTGACGCACGATCGACTGCGTGTTTCTCTTCTCGCGCTGATACTCTTCGCGCTCCTGCTGCTCAGGCTGCGACATGTGATGAATGAAGCGCATGACGTTCGTCTCCCAGTCGTAGACGACACGCTGACGACCGCCACGCTTGCGCAGCGTTCGCACAAGCACTCCAGCAGTCGTCAATCGACGCAATTCCATCTCAGAAACGCACAAGATTCGCGCCATTTCTGTCGGATCGCGCACGCTGTGCTCAAGCTCATTTGAGCTGTTTTTCGAAGGCATAATTCAACTGCTTTTTGGGCGTCTCTGAACG